TTAGAGTTTTCATAGTAGTATTTATATACTGCTATATTAAACTTCGATTACTTATTGGCCAAAGGATTATCAACGGCCTTTTGAATCTTGCTATCAACTTCTTTCTTTAGTTGAACCATTTCACGATCAATTTCTTTCTTCAATTGAGCATTTTCTTGGCGCATAGCCTGTAGTTCGGCACGTTCTTTATCCAAATCTTCACGAACACCTTTACGCATATCACGCATTTCTGAATCAGATTGGCGGTTCGCATCTTTAACATAACGTTCAACTTGTTCGGTAACAGACTCTGTTCTACGAATATCACCCTTCAAGTCATTCTTGATATCACGAGTATAGTCATTGGTTTTTCCAATGGTTTCTTCAATCACTGCTAGACGTTTGTCAAAACCACTTAGGTCTGGTGCAGAATAATCAGCAATCTTTTTCTTCATACTTTGATAGTCTTTATAAACTTCAAAGCATCCATATAGACCGCCTAACAATGAAGATGCAAGTGTAAATGCAACCATCAATTTTGCTGGTGTAAATTCATAACCACCGATACTGATAACGGTGTCTTTGCTGGCATATTTTTTGATAGCGGCTTCCGCTTCGTCAATTTTTGCATTGACATTTTTGATTTCTTCGGTCATTATTTTACTCCTGGTAAGTGTTTTAATCGTTCTTCAATGATGGCAATCTCACGGCGATTTTCCATAATGTAATTACGGTTTTCTTGAATCTCTTTTTCCATATCTTGGCGTAGTTTTTCACGGGCAAGTTCGCTACTGGTGTTGGGTGCTTGCTTGTTGTCCGTTGTGACAACTAGACTAACCTTTTGATTTAGAATAGTTACATCATGTTCTAGATTACCTAATGAACTAATTAAGTAACCTGTACTACCAATTAACAAAGGTAATAAAGCAAACAGCAGTTTCTCTATGAACGCACCTTTTGCTGATTCTTTTTCTTCTGCCATGGCAATCTCCTTATTTGTATTGTAAATCCACCATTTCACGGTGTCTGTTATCGTTGGCCAATGACCTAAATGCTCTCACATTATCCACATTCTTTTGGTTCTTATAAACTTCTTTTGGCGCATAGAATGAAGCATCTTTAAGTGCAAGAGCCAAATATGTTCCATAGCCTGCTGGCGTTTGGGCCATTTTGTTAATATCAACTTTTCCAGCAGCTTCATTATTTTGTGCGTTCTTATTAACTACTGGTCCGGTTTCTGTAGTAGTATTGGTTGTTGGTATAGTAACTTTGGCTTCCAACATCTGATTAATTGGACCAAATCTGTCCAACACTGGCGCTGGCGGTAACAATGCTATCACGCTAGAACTTTGTGATGTAGTTTGTTGTGGTTGATAATTTATTGGTGCCGGTGTTGATACTGCTACCTCGTATGACACAGTTGGTGCTGTATATGGTTGAACTGTCGGTTGCACCGGTGGCAATAAACTATACAATGGATTTGTGGTAGTATTTTGTTGCTCAACCATATTGCTTATGACATTTTGTTGAATGTTAACAACTTGTGTATTTTGTTGGTTGTTAATCACACCAGGTAATGAAGTTGCAACAGATTGAATTTGATTTGTATTTACCATTGCAACAGTTGTGCTTGTTGTTGATGTTGTTACTTGAGTGGAAACAGTAACTATTTGTGTAATAGCAGTTTGTGTAGTTGAACTTGATGAACCTGACTGGTCTTGTTTTTGACTTGTGGTTGTAGTTGGTCCATTTGCTGCAATTGCTGTTCCACCAACTGCAATACCTTGGCCATATGAATTGTTTGAATTACTTGCAGACGAACCAGATGTGCCAGAAGATAAAGTTGGTCCACTTTTAATTACTGTTTGACTTGCTGCAACAGCATTAGATGCGGCTGTTGATGCCACACTCAAAGCAGTTTGCTGTGCTTGTGTGCCGGCCTGTTGTGCCGCTGCGGTTGCATTGGCCACTGCGGTCATTGCTACAGCTTGATTTTGTTGTTGATTTTTGGCAACAACTGACAATCCTATACTTGTACCAGAAGCAGATTCTTTAGAAGAACCTCCTGGTGCACCTGCTGATGCGGTTACTGGTCCTGCCGCCGGTGCTGGTCCCGAAGCTTGTGCCGGCCCATTTTGTTGTGCATTTTGTGTATTGGAACCACCAGAATTAGATGAATTGGGATTTGAAGCTGGTGGTGGAGGATTTGCAGCCGCAGGTGGCGCAGGCGCCGAAACAACATTGGCCGCAATGCTCACTGAACCAATTGGTGCACCACTTGTTGCTGAAGTTGTAACTGGATTATTATCACTAACAGCATTAGATGAACTTGCCGGCGGCGGAGGTGCACTTGCTGCCGCAGGTGGTGGCGGAGGAGGAGCTGCGGACACAACAGTTGTATTTGATGTATTATTTGACAGTGCTGAGGTGACTGCATTTTGTGCCACCTGTTTAGCATAAGCCGCAGCATAACCAGTACAACTCGTGCTACTTAATGGATTTGTTGTACATGCATCAGGCATAACAATCAAACTTGCATTCATATTGTAAATAGATGAACCTGTGCCTTGTACACTTGCGTTAAAGTTAAAATTACCTAATGTATTCGTATTGATTGCTGATGGTGTCAATAATTGATAACTAGCAATTTGTGCACCTTGGGAAGGACCATTTAATTGATATGTTGTGCCACCAACACCCCTTGTGGTACCACCGTCTATTCCTACACTAACAAGGCCTGATGATGCAGTTGTAGGTAAATTGTATGTGAAACCGTAGTTGATACCATACAAAGACAAACCAGAACCACTATTAGATAAAGCAGTTGAAATAGCAAAAGAATTTGTGACTGGATTATTTGGTGTAGCCACAGCATTAGGATTAGGAACTAAGTTAGCACTTGTAAGAAGGCTACTAAATCCGGAACAACTAGGACTATATGCTGGATTTTGTGCACAAGGATTTGTACTGTATAACAAATTAAATTCATTAACGTGAACTCTTGGACCATAATAACCTGCCCAAAAGTTTTGGTCTTTACCTGTAAAACTAACAGTTATTTTGCTTGCTTGGCTCAAATCATACTGATTGGAAAACATTTGAGTACCAGAAAAATTCTGGAAATTGCCGCCGGTGTTAGTTTGACTGTAATTATAATTATAACTCTCTAATGTGTTGTCACTTGGTCCAGTAAGACTAACATTACCTGTTAAAGTGCCCCTGTTACCACCACCATTCAATAGGTCATTATTAATATCCCATGAATAGTGATAACCGGATAGTTGAATACCTGTACCTGCATTAGCCAGGGCTTGGTTGATTGCTACAGTTTGACTTACTGTTTGGTAGTTGTATCCAAAAATGATATTGCCTGTGCTAGGATTATAAGCAGGAGTATAGCCACCACTATAACCTCCTGCTGCTCCCGTAACAGTGTTATTCCATGGTAAACCGCCACCTAAGTTAAGTACATTACCAGAAGTTGTTACACTAATGGAACCAGTGGATGGATTTATGGTTGTGGTGTCTTGAGCAAAAGCAACACCCAACGTCATCAAGACGAAAAGGACTAACCTTTTCATTTTAGTCCTTTAGACCAATTGTTGGAACCTTTTCTGGATGTGCTTCCCATTCTTCTCTTGCTTGGTCTCCAATTTTACCTTCGTATGGGCATGGTGTTCCTGCTTGTAACATAGCATCAAATACACGGCGGTCTTGACACATAGTAGCAACTGCGGCCACTTTCATACCCATATCAAATAATGTTTTAGATAGTTTCAATCGTTCGCAATTACCATCACGCATTGTACCACCTAAACTCAAACCAAATACTTGAGTTTGTGTTCCACCACTAAGACCAGTAACGCAAAGGTCACTACCAACAGACATCATTGCTGGTGCAACTGCTGTTGGAGGAGGTTGATGAATTGTTTGGTCAATCTTTGACACGTTCAAATTGTTATTGTTATTGTTATTAGTCAATGTACCGCTTTGGATATTTTGGTTCACATTGTTGTTTGAACTTGTGCTAGTATTTGTATTGTTGTTTTGGTTAACATTGTTATTATTACTTGTGCTTGCACTCACATTGTTATTATTGTAAGTCATTGTGCCAGTATTCACGTTGTTATTTTGGTTAACGTTTGTACTTGTACTTGTACTTGTATTGACGTTGTTGTTTTGATTAACATTGTTGCTGGTACTGGTACTTACGTTGTTATTAAAGTTAGTATTTGTGTTGTTGCTAGTGCTTGTACTAACATTGTTATTATTGTAAGTCATTGTACCACTGTTAATATTGTTATTTGTATTAACATTACTGCTTGTGCTTGTGTTCACATTATTGTTATTGTTTGTGTTGTTGCTGGTAGTAGTATTGACATTGTTGTTATTGTATGTCATTGTACCAGTATTATTTTGGTTGATGGTGCTTACATTGTTATTGTTGTAAGTCATTGTACCGCTGTTGACGTTATTGTTTGTGTTAACGTTGTTGCTTGTGCTGGTGCTTGAACTAACATTATTATTGTTATTTGTGTTAGTTGCAGTACTTGTATTAGTATTAACGTTGTTATTGTTATTAGTTACAGTGCCACTTTGAACATTGTTGTTGGTATATGTAACATTACCGCTCATTGCGTTATTGTTATTATACGTCATTGTGCCGTTGTTGGTATTGATATTATTGTTGGTTACAGAACCACTTTGAACATTATTATTGTTATTGTTATAAGTGATTGTACCACTATTGATGTTGTTATTTGTGCTAGTGCTAGTAGAATTTACTGTGCTTGCACTGGTAGCGGTGCTAGTTGATGTGCTATTGTTGTTTGTGTTGACAGTAGACAAGCTATTGCTAGTGCTATTTGTGTCAACCAAAGAACTTGAACTATATGCACCACCAGTTAAACTGGATGATTGGTTAATTAGTGCGGGATTGGATTGGGCTAGAGAAAAAACACCAAGTGTTGTTAATACAGTAGCCACAAGGATTTTTTTTAAATTCATCTCATTTCCTTTTTTATTTTTGTAAAATAATGGCAAAAATGACACAAACAGATTGACTGTTCAGAAGAATTCATATATAATCGCTTATTCCATTATTTATACAAAAAGGATTGACATGACAATTTATGCAATGAAACTTATTACCGGCGAAGATGTATTGGCCGCAATTGATTCCGAAACTGAAACCGAGTTTGTTTTAGAAAATCCTGTTGGTATTGCTGTGGTCCGTGGCCAAAACGGACAACCAAATGTTGGCTTTGCACCATTCCCGTTACATGCGGCCCAAGTTAAAGATGCAACAATTTCTATTGCCAAAAAGCACATTGTGTATTATTATGAGCCTGCCGAAGACTTTATTACAAACTATAACCAACTTTTTGGTTCAGGTATCGTTCTTCCTAACAAACAAATTATTACAGGTTAATGACTAACTTCTATACAAATGTACAATGTTTCGGTAATGCAATCCTTTACCGAGGCGTTATGGATGGTAAACGTGTTAAGCAACGCATCGATTACCAACCATCACTTTACATTCCACATAAAAACGGTAAACTTAAATCTCTAGATGGCACTCCGCTTCTACAAAAGAAGTTTGATGACATCAAAGAAGCCCGTGAATACATCAAAAAATTTGATGGCGTATCTGGAGCACCAAAAGTTTATGGCAACACACGATATGAATACGCTTTCATTGGTGAACAGCATTCTGACATGGTTGATTGGGACCAAGACCACATTCGTATCGGCGTAATCGATATTGAAGTCGGTTCTGAAAATGGTTTCCCTGATCCATATCTGGCTAACGAACCTATCACTGCAATCTGTTTGAAATATTTAAATGGTATGACACTCGTCTTTGGCTGTGGTGATTATCAAGTTCAAGGTGAAGAAATCTATATCAAATGTAAAGATGAGTGGACACTTTGCAAGAAATTCATTCAACATTGGGCCAATGATACACCAGATGTTTTGACCGGCTGGAACACCAAGTTTTTTGATATTCCATATTTGATTAATCGTTTTCGTAAGATTCTTGGCCAAGATGAAGCCAAGTTGTTGTCTCCATGGAAATATATCGGTGAACGAAACACCATCATCAATGGTCGTTCTATGATTGCATACGATATCATGGGTGTTGCATCACTTGACTACATTGAACTATACAAATGGTATGCTCCTGACGGTAAATCTCAGGAGTCTTATCGTTTGGATGCTATTGCAAACGCTGAGATTGGTGAAAGCAAACTGTCATATGAAGAATTTGACAACCTACATGCTTTGTATCGTTTGAACTTTCAAAAGTTTATTGAATATAACATCAAAGACGTTGAGTTGATTATCCGTCTAGAAGATAAGTTGAAATTGTTGGAGTTGGCTCTAACTCTTGCATACGACACCAAGTGCAACTATGAAGATGTGTTTGCACAAACTCGTATGTGGGATGCATTGACATACAATCGTCTTATGCAAGATGATATCGTTGTGCCACCACGAGAAGTACAAGATAAAGATGGTATGTTTGAAGGTGCTTATGTTAAGGATCCTCAGGTTGGTCTACACGATTGGGTTGCATCGTTTGACTTGAACAGTTTGTATCCTCACTTGATGATGCAATATAACATCAGTCCTGAAACCTTGATTGAACCAGAAGACTATACGGATGAGATGCGTGAGATTCTATCACAAGGTGTAACCGTTGATAAATTGCTTACTAAGTCAATTAACCTATCAAATATTGGTGATAAGGCCACCATGACACCCAATGGTCAATTCTTCCGTACAGACTTCCAAGGTTTCTTGCCTAAGATGATGGCTGAAATGTATGAAGACCGTAAGAAGTTCAAGAAGATGATGTTGGCCGCAAAGCAGGAATATGAGAATGAAAAAGACGTTACTAAGAAGTATGATATCGAAAAGCGAATCGCTAGATTTAATAATCTGCAACTGGCTAAAAAAGTGTCCCTTAACAGTGCTTATGGCGCTTTGGGCAGTCAGTACTTCCGTTTTTATGATTTGCGTATGGCGCTTGGGGTTACTTCTGCTGGGAAATTGAGTATTCGTTGGATTGAAAACAAACTAAACGAATACATGAACAAGATTCTAAAGACTTCTGATGTGGATTATGTGATTGCGTCTGACACAGATTCAATCTATATGAAACTAGGTCCTCTGGTGAATAGTGTTTATGGTGCAGACGGTACTGTTGGACTTCCAAAGACTAAAGTCATCGATTTCATGGATCGTGTTTGCGAACAGAAGATTCAACCGTTTATTGACAAGTCATATCAAGAATTGGCCACTTATGTAAACGCATATGCACAAAAGATGCAAATGAAACGTGAGTGTTTGGCTGACAAAGGTATCTGGACTGCCAAGAAACGTTACATCATGAATGTGTATGACAATGAAGGCGTTCGCTACAATGAACCTGACCTGAAAGTCATGGGTCTTGAGATGATTAAGTCTTCCACTCCTGCCGCTGTTCGTAGTAAGATGAAAGAATCTATTCACATTATGATTGCTGGTACAGAAGATGATATGCACAAGTTCATCAAAGAATTCCATGATTACTTCAAAACTTTGCCACCTGAAGACATTTCTTTTCCTCGTGGCATCAATGGTCTTTCTAAGTATGCTGATGGCGTCACACTATATAAATTAGGTACACCAATTCACGTTAAAGGTGCAATCATATACAATCACAATCTGGAGAAGATGGGATTGACCAAGAAATATCCTTTGATTCAAGAAGGTGAGAAGATTAAGTTCTCCTATCTTAAGAAACCCAATCCTTTCAAAGATACTGTGATATCGTATCCATCAAGATTACCAAAAGAATTTGACATTTTGAAATATATCGATTATGATACACAATTCGAAAAGACGTTCATTGAACCAATTAAAGTGATTCTGGACTGTATTGGTTGGTCAACCGAAAAACGAAGCACACTTGAAGATTTTTTTAGTTAAGGAACATTATGAGTATATTAGACAAAATCAAAAAGAATAGTAGCATTAAAGATTCTGCTATTCTATCCAAATCAAAGTTTTTCACACAGAAGGACATGATTCCAACGGCAGTACCAGCAATCAATATTGCTTTATCTGGAAAGTTGGATGGTGGTTTAACACCAGGTCTTACAATGTGGGCAGGTCCATCAAAACACTTTAAGACTGCTTTTTCACTTTTGATGGCCAAATCTTACATGGACAAATACGAAGATGCTGCACTGCTTTTCTATGATTCTGAGTTTGGTACTCCTCAATCCTATTTCGATTCTTTTGGTATTGACACTGATAGGGTGCTTCATACTCCACTTACTGATATCGAACAGTTGAAGTTTGACGTAATGAAACAACTGACAGAATTGGAACGTGGTGAACACCTAATCATTGTTATTGATTCTATTGGTAACTTGGCATCCAAGAAAGAAGTCGAAGATGCATTATCTGAGAAGTCTGTGGCAGATATGTCAAGAGCAAAACAAGTCAAGAGTTTGTTCCGTATGGTGACACCACACTTGTCTTTGAAAGATATTCCAATGATTGTAGTGAATCACACTTACATGGAAATTGGTATGTTCCCTAAAGCAATCGTTGGTGGTGGCACAGGTTCATATTACTCTG